AGTAGGCGTGGGCAATCATCTCATCAACCGTGATGGTTGTTTGAGCTGTCGTGTTTGAGGTGTTGTTGTAGTTGCTTGCCATTATTTTTTCTTGCGTTCAGGCAGTTTGCTTTTGGCCTTGCCGGATGCTACGAACTCTTTGCCGACCTTTTGGGGGATGCCCACTTTCTTGGCGAATTCGGGGTTGTTTTTAACACCCTGCATCAGGCGCTCTTGTGCTTTCGATTTCAAAGGCATACTAGCACTTCCCACCTTTTTTGAACTTGTCTGGGCCTTGCGCGGAGGGCTTGCCGGAGGCTTTCTTGGTTGGCTCAGTTGCCTTGATCAGGCCACCTTCCTTGTACTTGCCAGTCATACCACCGCCACAGAATTCGCGCACGGTGCCTTTTTCTTTCTTCACGCGGCCACCCTTTTTGAGCTTGCTCAAGTCGGTTTTCTCGCCGCCATGCTCTTGCTCGTCGTGCATTTTGAATGCTTTTTTGACGAGTTTCTTGTCTTGCGCCATGTCATCGCCGACTTCAAGGTCTTTCTTGCTGTGGTCGATGCGGGGGGTGTAATTAAGTTTTGCCATGTGACTCTCCTATAGATAATTACCCATCAGAGGGGTGTTTTTCGCCCAATCAGGCCATGATCAGGGACTCTAGCCGGACTTCGCTGACTCGCCGTGTCCAGCCTTTGCCAAACTCGGGAAATGTGGGTAGCGCCTGCAAATACGCTTGTCTCGCGTCACAGAACGCGTTGATAAGGCGTTTGGTGGCTTTGCTAGGTTCTTGGGCTGTTGCGGCGGCCAAAAGCCCATTGGCCCGGGACACGCCGCCATTGACCGCGCAGTCAAAAACGCAGTGATCCAGCCCCGCTGGCAGGTCATCTGCCTTGACGGCATCCCAGTATTTTTTTCGGTACAGCGGGGCTACCTGCGCAACCGTCAAACTTCGCATGTCTTGCTCGGTGACAGGGTGGCCAACCCACGCTTCCCAAACGCGCTTGGTCACGCCATGGTTGGTGATGCCGCCGGGGTCTTTGGGGTTGTTGGAGAAACCTCCCTCGCGGCCAACGGCCAACAATTTTTCCAAACAGTGGTCGAAGTTCTCTTTCATTTTGACCTCAACACGTTGTAAGCGTCGATGCACATATTCAGTTCCCGGATTGCTGTGTCTCCGTCTTGGGTGATGGAGACAAGAGCGTCTGCAACCGTTGGGTCAAGTTGGGCTCTCTCTTCTGTAGGCTCAGAGGCGGCACTTGTTGCTGGGGTGACGACAGGGACGTACAGGCGCTGAGTGCCAGCGCGCAAAGCAGCGCGCAGCTGGTCATCTTTAGTTTTTGCATCTTCATTGGCTTTCTCCAAAGCGGTTTGCAGCGACCCAATTTGCTCGACATGAGCAACGTACTGGGTGTGTGCTTCTTTGTCTGCCTTGGCCATTTTGGCTTCCCACTCCAGCTCGGAGTAGTGCATGCCTCCAAAGAAGGAGGCAACAAGGGCTGCAATCAGAGCAAAGATTTTGATTTCATTTAGCACGGGGTTCAGAGTTTTCTTTGAGTTTGATCATGGCGCCAATGCCGGCTGCCAACGAGCCAACACCGACACCAAACGATTGCATGTCGAAGGGCACGTGATGCACAATCACGGACCAGCCCTGCAAGAACACTCCAGCGGCGCCGGACAAGGCCGCAAACCAACGCCCAATGTCTTGGGTTTCGTTGTCCGCGCCAGTCAAAAGGTCGTTCAGAATTTTAATCATGCTTGTGGTTTTGCAGATCGTCTTTGGAGACTTTTTCATCGAGCTTGTCAAAGATTTTGCCAAGCATCTCTTTGATGTCCTTTACGGCATCTTTGAAATCGTCTTTGCGGACAAAGTTTTCATGGACGTTATGTGTCAAGTCTTTCATGTCTGATTTCAGGTCGCGCACGGCGTCCCACATTGCTTTGATCATTGCGCCAAACAGCACACAAATAATACCAAACAGCGCATCAAAAATTTGTTGCGTATCCATTAGAAAGTTCCCCCAGAAATACCGGATGTAAAATTGCCTGTCCCTGCAACAGCAACTCCGGTGTTTGTCAACTGCATTTTCCATGCCGATTTGGCTTGTGTGAAGCCGCCCACATACCATTGATGGTAATTCGTTGTCCCTGTGCTATCTGTCGCGTACACAAGGTTGCCTGTTGTGCCAGAGCCGCTTGGTGCCGAGCCGAACAGGTAAGATTCATTTGGTCCAGTGACCGTGTAGGTTGTGTCCGCATATGCTGCGGATGTAATCCCCATGTCAACCCATCCGTGCGCATCTGTTCCGTTGTTTGGATACGAAACAAAGTCGGCAGAAGAACTGACGCCGTTGGTCGAGTTGTAAATGTAGCTCTGGATGTAGCTTGACGATGCGCCAACAACCGCCGACAGCGGGTTGGTTGTGCCGCCCAACAATGAGCCGGGCCCAACGCTGAATGTTGTGCCGTTGAACTGCAACTGTGCGCTTGTGTTGAACGCACCATAGTGGATGTAGTTCGCTGTGAAGCTAGTCAGCCCCGTGCCGCCGTTGGCCACGGCTACAGTGCCTGTCACGTTCGACGCCGTACCAGTTGTGTTTTGGTTGAGCGTTGGAATGTCTGTTGCTGTGATCGCGCGGAACGTCGGTGTTGCGGCAGGTCCTGTCGAAGGGCCAGCAAAGAACAAGTTTGCAGACTGGTTGTTGAACGCAGCTGTCAACGTGCCGCTTGTTGTGACCGTTGGTATGGTGACGTTGAAAATTGAAGGCAACGCCAAACCGACCGATGTGACGGTGCCGCCGGCTGATCCACTTGACGCGGCGGTCAAACGACCGTATGCGTCAACAGTGATCGTTGCGTTGGTGTAGCTGCCTGCTGTGACGGCTGTGGTGGCCAAGGCCAACACAGGGGTCGATCCACCTGTGCTGGTGATTTGACCTGCGGTGCCGCTGACCGATGACACCTTGCTGTTAAACGTGGTCCAGTCGGTTGAACTCAACGCGCCGCGCGCGCTGGCAGATGCCGTGGGTACATTCAAAGTGATGACAGGCGTGGTTGTGCCTGTCGCCACAGTGGATGACAAATCTGTGCCACTGGTGCCCAATGTCAAGGCAGCCACCGAAGTCACTGTACCAACGCTTGTGCTGCCGCCGAGGGCGATTGCTGAACCGTTGATTGTGATCGTGTTGTTAGCCAACTGCGCGTTGGTCACAGTGCCGCTCAACGCGGTTGTTGGGATGGTCGTTGCAGCTGTGACGTTGCCCGAGCCATTGGCGTACATGAAGCCTGTCAGGCCAGTCACCGCCAAGTTGGTGGTCGTCAGGTTGGTGAACGATTCGCTTGCCGAGCCCGGGATTTTTTGCCAGACGCCATTCTCAAAGATGGCCCAGTCACCCACGTTCCAGCCCGACACGCCGTTGAGTGTCGTGTTGCCAGCCACATTGACAACGTAATAGTTGCCCGGAATGCCGACGCTTGAAATTAAAATTGGGGTGTTGGTACTCGCATTCCAGACGCCTTGGTAGGATGGAGCATTGGTCGGCTGTGTGCTGACACTTGTGATTTGGCCTTGCGCGTTGACCGTAATCACTGGCACCACGGATGCAGAGCCGTATGTGCCTGCGGACACACCGCTGTTTGCGATTGCAATTGTGGTTGGCGCGCTGCCATTGAAGCTGGTGCCCGAGAGGCCAGTTCCAATTGTCAATGTGTTGGTTGTGTTGGCTGTTATGGTCGTTGAACCACCGAGGCTTACCGAGTTGCCGTTGATCGTGACGGAGCTGTTGATCAAGCCGCTGTTTGGCAAACCAGTTGCATTGGTCAGAGTCAGTGCGACAGGCGTATCCAAGTTCGGGGCGATCAGGGACGCGCCAGTCGCGCGCACGAAGTTGCCTGTGCCAGTGCCGGTGTACTCCGCGCTGGTCATGTGGTAGAACTCGTTGGTTCCGCCGCCTTGCAGTCCGCCTAAGTCGTTGTGGTTTGAAACCACTGAGCCTGCAAACTGTGATGAGAAAGCAGAGTCGATTTGTGAGGCGGTTGCCGCGCTCTTCTTGACAATGATACGACCTACCAAGATTGCCATGGTTGACAAGATCGATGGTGGTGTTGGCAATGTGGCCGCCACGGCAGAGGCCAAAGAGGTGTACGCCGCAGTGCTCAAGATGTACGCGATCTTGGGCAACCCAGAGCCGTCAATGTATCGATAAACCCAGTTGACGGCGTAGTTGTTATTTGGCAACGTCACCAAGTTTGTGCCGTTGTCGTATTGGGTGTTGTTGTACGTCGATACTGTGGAAGATGTCCATGCGCCCGATGAGTGATACCAAAATTCTGCGTTCGATGAAGCAGACGTTTGTGCCAGTTCATTGTACTGGTCAACACCGTACCAAATAACACCGGCAGCCACAGTGATCACGTTGCCTGTGGACTCGCCCAAACCTAAGCCCGATGCCCATTGGTAGCGGTTGGTTTGCACCACACGGCGGTTGAGGCGGCTTGCAGTCGAGCGGCCCCAGTCAATTGTTTGCTGGTGAACTTGAGTGCCGTTGCGCCACAACAGCGCGGCGCCAACCACGCTGGAGTTGTCGATGTCGGCTACGTTCTGAGTGACGAAATACGCTGGGCTGCCGCTGTTGTATTTGACGACCAAGTAGTTGGCCGATTGGTCCACCAAAGCTAAACCGCTGGCCGCAGGGATGACATAGGTTTTGAAGTCACCAGCCCAACCGGTTTGTGAGAACAACACAGCAGCAACGCTTGTTGCGCTGAATGTTGCGCCGCCAGCGTCCACAGTGATTGTTGGTGCTGAAAGCACACCGGGCGTGTTGGCGCCAACGTCGAGCTGTTCGACGTTGCCGTATGAGTTCTTGAAGTACAGGCCAGTCGAGGCAGTCCACACATCGCCGTTGTTTGGTGATGTTGGAGCCACGCCATAAGGCATGTGCAGCGGCGCGGTGGATGCAGTGGATGCAGGCAACGTCAACTGTGTCGTCGCAGTGATCGATGTGCCTGTGATGGCTGCTGGTGTTGTGCCACCGATGACGGTGTTGTCAATCGACCCGCCTGTCACGGTGATTGAGTTGGCATTTTGGGCAGACATGGTGCCCAAGCCAGTGATCTTTGTGCTGGGCAGTGAGACAATCCACGATGGGTTGGTGTAGCTGCCTGTCAAGGACACAGCGCCCACGTCGGATGCACCGAGCGTCACAGCGCCGTTGAACCCGTTGACCGAGTTGACCACATACGCCCATGTGTCGTTGTAGTCGGTTCCGTCCACCTTGATCAGCGCTTGGGTGGCCAATCCGCCAGTGGGCACACCCGCGCCGGGAATGCCTTGCGGGCCTTGTGGCCCTGTGTTGCCTTGGGGAATATAGAAATCAAGGACGGCATTTTGAGGTGTGCCGATGTTGACCACGTTGGCGTTGCCGCCGGGGGCTGTGGTGTGGGTGGTGCCCACGTTGACCATGACATCTTGGCCATCCGCGCCTGCGGGGCCTTGCGGGCCAGTTGGGCCTGTCGCGCCTTGTGGTCCTTGAGGTCCTTGAGGTCCTTGCGCACCCGTGGCGCCAACGGGGCCTTGATCGCCGGGCGCGCCGACGGCGCCTTGCGGGCCTTGCGGGCCGGCAGGGCCTTGCGGGCCAGACGGGCCGGGATTGCCTTGTGGGCCTTGTGGGCCGGGCGCGCCAGCGACACCAGCGGGGCCTTGCGGGCCTTGTGGGCCTGTTGGGCCGACGACACCGTTTTGAAATACGGACGCAGCAACCTTCTTCGTGATGCCATCTTGCACCACGACTGTCACGTCATTCGCCTGAACGTAAGTCGTTGGCGGCAGTTGCAGGATGCTAATATCTGCCATGGTTTATGTCTTTTTGATGTCGCCGTCAGTCGAAACCGGAGTCTCGTTGCCGTAAAGTGCTGGTGTGAATGCGTCTGAGCCAGTACCAATCATATCTGGACCTTCGTTGAGGTTCGCCACGTTTGGCGCATTCGGGATTGGTTTGCCCTTGCCTTGGATGGCCACGGTAACATCTGGGCGTGGGTGACGCAAAGTGATTGTCTCGGTCTGACGCGCAGCAAGACGCCACGGATCATATTGATCGTAGTCGTCGGGGCAAACCATCAGGCCGGGGGAATTGGGATCGGGACGTAACAGGGTGTACGCCATCTTGCGACTGCAACGGTCGCAAACCGCTACGGACAGTACAGACTGCCCGAGCGTGTCTACATAGAGCCCGCCAAAGTAGGCGTTGCCCATTAGCGCACTCCAGCTTGGATAACTGTGAGTGTATCGGTGCCGGAGCCGCCTGTCATTTGAATCGCGCGGAAAGGTTGATTCACGATAGGACTGGCTGGGGCATTGACCCAAACGAGCGTGGGCGCACCGGGGACCGGATAGCCTTGCGCGTTCAGTGGGAATGGATCAGAATAGCTGATCTGTACTGTGCCGCCAGAAGCAACGTAGGATACGTTGAAAGGCGTCACGTACTGATCGACGGGCACGGGTACGTTATTGCCGACAGTTACTTGACGCATTTCTTATCCTTATTGGTTGGTGTAGCCAGAACCCACGGCAGTGACCGAGCCGTCAGCGTTGCGGGCAGTGTAGTCCACAGTGAATGTGCCAGCCAATGTGCCAGTGATAGCTGTGATGGCGGTTGCTGTGAATGTGATGGTCGCGTCGTTCACGCCGACGTTAGCCAACACGGCGGCCACGGCTGCGCTGTTGGTGAAGCTGATTGAGATCACACCACCAGAAGTTGTTGGGGTGATTGTGCCCACGTCAGTGCCGGCCACGTTCACAGTGATCACGCCACCAGTCAACGCAGAAGGAGCGTCAGTTTGGAAGAACTTGACGTTCGAGACGATCGAACCAGCGGGGACCACAAAAGGCGTGGCAGTTGTTTGGCCCAAGTCATAGGTGGCCAAAGCGCCAGCGGCTTGAGTCGCGCTGATTGGGGCAATGAAAGATTGCTGAGTGATAGCAGCTGCGCCAGTGTTGTCTGGGGCGATTGTGCCGTCGTTGGAAGGGTTGTTGCGTTTGAAAACGCGTACTGGGGTATTAAAGGTTACTGACATTTGTTTCTCCTGATGGGGAATTACCACGCCGTCTCCATCACGTCTGCACGGGAGCCAATGTGCAGTCTGCGTGGCTTGGGTGACTCCTATAAATAAGTACCCATTTACAGAGGCAAACAAGCCCTGAAAAACAAAAAGCCCACCTTGTGGGCGGGCTTCTTGACAGGCGGCCTCTCACGAGATTGCCTTGGTTAAATCGGGCTTCTTTACGCCCGAAGTTGATTACAGACCAGCGGTGCCGTAAATGTTGCGTGGATCGTGCCAACCGGTAGCGTAACGCTCGGTAGCCTTATAACGCATACTATCTGTTTCAAAATCGCCCTCTGTGGAGCGCTCCAAAGGACGGCGCATCACCAACATCAAGCCGTTTTCGGCGTTGGTTTGGACGAACCATGCTTTGCTAGAACTCAAACGAGTCACCACATGAGCGCCGTTAGGCAACATGCCGGTAGACTTGATTGGGTTCAAGTCGTTGTCTGCGCCGCCAGAGCGGAGGACAGACTTCAAGATCACTTCAGCTTGGAATTCCAAGGCTGGGGGAACGACCAACTGTTCAGCTTTCAGGCGAATACGTTTGCCGTTGTTGTCAATCGCAGAGCGAATTTGAATCAACATTTGCTCAACCGAAGTTTGAGACATAGAGGCAGCTGTAGACAACTGGTTGCTGAAGGTGCGACCTTGAGAGATTGGGTGAGCGCTGTTGACCAAAGTCACGCCGTCACCGCCGACATAGCCGGATGTGAACGCGAAGTTCAACAAGTTTGCACACAGAGTCTCTTTGGTTTCAATCATGGACTGAGCCAAGTGTTTGGAGAAGGTCGAACCGATACGGATATGGTCGCCGTCTTCCATCAACACTTTGGTCAATGCGTATGCCAAGCCATAGATTTTGTAGATGAATCGTGTGATGAACAAAGTACCACCTTGGTCATACGAGACGGGGGTGCCGTCAGGCATTTCAGGGGCTGTGTTCATACCGAAGAGCATCACTTCTTCGTGGTAGTTACGGGGAATGCCGGTGATTTGGGTAACGAAACCCTTCCACTCGTCATCGCGTTGTTGGTATACACCATCAAAGACTTCGTTCAGAATCGGTTCGACTACTGCACGAAAGTCCGTACTGCGCATTGGGGTTGCCATTTGCTAGGTCCTTTCTAATTATTCTGGATCAACAGCGTCAAACTTGGTATTGGCCAATTTGACTTCCACGACGGTGTATGTGTCACCCCATGCGTTGTCAATGCCACGACCCAAGTTAACCACTTCAACTTGACCTTGCCCACCCGCAGACACGTCTGTGGGGTCGATGGCGCCGAGCGAGGTGCCCAAGCCACCGTTACCGATGATTTGGCCAGAGCTGTTGGCTGTCAAATTGAATTCTTGACCCACTGCTGTGTTGGCCAAAGAGCCGTTTGCTTGAGCCTCATAAACGATTTGATCGTCCATGAAAACCCACATCACGACGTTGGTGGCTGTGCCCAAAGCTGGACCGAACCATTTGCTGACAGTACGACGGCCAGATGCGTCGGTGTATTCAACACCACCGAACACGCCAGCGAGACGTTGGTTCGATGTAGGGGTGTTGGAAGCAACACCCAAGGTAGAGGCCGTGCCAGAGTTGTTCAACGAAACAACAGTACCGCTGTAGAAAACTGCGTTGGTGTCATAAGCACCAGTGTAGTTTGTCGCACGAGTAATGCCGCTTGGATGAAAGACGGGCTTCAGGCCAAAAGGAGCGTAAGTTGCACTCATGTTTTTTGGTTCCTAGTAGTTTTTGGTTTATTGGAACCGCAGGTTTGCTGCGGAACTTCGATTGGCCTCTTTCTCCATCTCCAACAAGCCACCCTCCAAGATTGAACTGCCGCCCTTGCCTGCATTGATTGCAGCCGAACGCACTTGCGCCGTAATATTGCGTTGGTGTTCCAACGGGTCTTCAAGGTGCAACATCTTCATCACTTCTTGGTAGATGTCTTCTGGTAGTTTAAAGAGAACCATCTCATTGCAAGAAACACAACCTTCAAACTTGCCCGAACTCATTTTGCCCAAGTTTTCAAAGCCACGGCCTAATTCGGCGGCTTTAACTGGCTCATAGCCCAATGCCATTCGTTTGTCGATTGAATCATACTGGTTTGTCGTTGACAACCAGCAGAGGTGCATCCCGGGAATTGTTTCCTTCGGAATGTCCGGCAGCGCGTTGTTGGCCCATTTGTCCCGAAAAGCATCCAGCCTTTCTCGACGCACTGCTTCATCAGGCGAGCCAGTTTCCTGACGCGCCAATACTTCATCGACACGCCCTTGCAGGCGGTCGTCTAAATCACGGGAGATACGATTGTTGGCCATTTTTTATTCCTCACTTGCGGTTGTTACGGTCAAAGTCCGCGTAGTTGCGGATAGCACGGGCACGTTTGACGGGATCATCCCACATGCCTGCGTCCTTCAATGCTTGCACACGTTCACGGCTCAGTGTGAATGTATTCTTAGCCGCTGGGCTACCATTCACGTCAGCTCGTCCACTTGTGGTGCCTGCACGACGGTTGCGCGTTTCTCCTTGCTTGCCTGTATACCGATGAGGTAAACGCTCTTTCAATCGGTTGTCCAGCTCTTCCCAATATTCTTGGTCTGCTGGGTCCCAACCTTCCGCAGCCAGATCGTTGTCGATCACTTTGGCGATGCGGCTATCTGTGTCACGACCACTTGGGTCATACCACGAATTCTTGTTCAACCAACTCGACGCATTGCGTTGAATTGTGTCCGCTGCCGGATTCGGCACGTTGTTCTTCGGACGTTTGGCTTGCTCGACTTGCTGTTGTTTCAGCTGGTGAGCTTGGGCCAATTTTGTTTTGGCTTCATGGTATTGATCCATGTATTCGACCTGTGCTGCCATGTCGCCAGCTTGGGCGGCTTGGGTCATCTTCATCTTCGCGTACTCGACGCGAGTGGCCTCATCTTCAATGAGGCGGTCGATTTGTGCGAACTGGAAGCCTGCTGCGGCATTTTCGACCTCAGCCAAACGGCGGGCCAATTCTTCGTTGCGGCGCTCCAGTGCGCTGATCTTGTGCTTGGCGCTGGCTTCACGCTGCTTGGCCAGCTCTTTTTTCAGCTTGCGCTCTTCACGACGGGCTTGACGGATCGCTTCGCGTTCTTCGTCATCTTCCGCGTCATTGAGTTCATGATCGTCGGCTGCATCCACAACCTCTTCATTGGGGGTTGGGTTGCCTTCGGTATTTTCTTTGCTTTCTTCGGCAAAGGGGTCCACGTGGTCTTCAAGCGTTGTGACGACCGTGCCGTCCTCGCGCTCTTTGACTTCAATGTTTGCTTCGGCCTGTTGGGCCGTCTTGTCTGCTGCTTTCATCTCGAAAGTCCTTATTCAACGAATGCGGGGAACATGGTCCGCGCAACTTCAAAACTATCGATTTTGCCAATCACCTCGCGGTCTTGCAAAACGATAAACACCACTTCACCATCGCCGTGTGGCACCGCCCAGCGGTCGCCGCCGTACTTGATGACTCGAACCAAATCGCCGGGATTTGCCCAAGGACCTTCAGGCCATGGTTGCATGGTGCTGATGTCTTTGTAGGCTAGTGGCCCATGTTTGACGACTTTGGCAATCACCTCGTTCCATTTCTCTGTGGCTTTGGTGTCACCCACTAGGATGATGCCGCCCTTTGAAACGTCTTTGGCTTTGCGCAACTGAACCAAAATTCGGTTGCCTTGTGGTTGAAACCCCGGATCAACTTCCGGGAAACAGTCGGCTTCACTCCGACCATCAACTTGATATTTGCTCTCAGTTGACATCTTTTTCCTCGTCCTCTTGCAGGACATCATTGATAATATCCAAGGCTTCTTTCAAACCTCGGGCTTTTCCGACGAGCTGGTTGTATTTGTCCCAGCTGTCTACGCCTCCAAGCAAACTCTCACTCATTCGAGCGAGTTCTTCCTTGATGGCGAATACTGATTCGTAAATCGGGTCTTTCATTCAAAGGCCCTCCCTTATAAGTAAGCACACACTAAGTTAGTGTTTTTCGCCCTTAACGGGTCATAAATGATGCACAAAGCCCATTTATGGTCGATTTATGCCCCCAAAAGGGCACAAAACTTACTTTTTCTTGGCGTCGTACAAGCCTTTGCTGTTCACTTCAGGCACTTGGGCCAGAGCGCGCTTGGCGTTGTCGGCTTGTTTTGAACCGGATGGACCTTGCTCCACGGGGGAGCCGGGGCCGCCTGCGTAGCCGCCCTTGCCGGTCATTTTGTAGTTTTTACGAAAGCCCATGTCTTCGTTTGCCATTGTCATTCTCCTGTTTGATTTGGGGTTGGTTGTTGTGCGGCCATGGTGGCCTCGTGCGCTTGTTGCGCTTGCTGGGTCTGCTGTTGTGCTACTTGTTGTTGTGCTGCCATGCTTGCTTGGTGCGCGCGGTCGCGCTCATTCTGCACCTCTTGCAAGCCATGTTGGCGAAGGTCCGCGTATGCCTGTTGCTCCGCCTGCAAGGCGTTGAGTTCTTGGGCATGCTGTTGTTGCATCTGTGTGCCGTCGAGCTGCGCTTTGGCCGTGATGGCTGCCACGCGTTCGCGCGATGCGTTGTTGATGTCGGCAATCGCAATCTTCGAGGCGTTGTCGTTGGTTGCGAGGCGTTGTTCCAGACCCATCTTCGCTTGTGCTTCGGCCAGTTTGGCTTCCAAGTCGCGCACCTTGTCGGCGTATTCGGCCTGCATGCGCTCACGTTCGAGCTGCTGGTTGGCCGCTGCCTCTTCGGCTTTGCGCTTGGTTTCAGCCATCTGTGTTTGCAACAGCGCCTGCGCGGCGGGGTCGCTTGCGGCCACTTGCTGCAACTGAGCCTGTTGGGCTTGCTGCATTTGTTGGACCAGCTGACCGATGATTGGGTTGATGGCGCCGAATGTCTTCTGCGCGTCGTCGTTGACCAGCTGCGCGGCCATGGCCAACGCTTCTTGGGCATCCTTGTCGAGTGGGCGTTCTTCGTTCAGTTTGAACGCATCTTCGCCGCCGGCGGCATGCGCCACATACGCGCGCATCGACGACAGGTAGTGCAATGTCAAATGCTGCTTGATGTGCTCCATCATCAGCGGTGTCACTTGAGGCGCGATCAGCGGGCTGCCGCCGTATGCTGGGTCGGCCATGTACGCCAAGTGGACTTTGATGTGCGCAAGGTGGTCTTGGTCGGGGAATGCAGCTGCATGGGTGCCCATGGTCATCTGCACGTTTTCCAACGCTGGGTTGCTTTCGCTCACGCCTTGTGGGTTTGGCAACACCTTCTCGATGTCAGGCACCTTCAACTGGCGCAGGATGCGCAAGTGGACTTCGCGCTGATCGTACAACTGAGGCGCTTGGCCAGCCAGCTGCAAAACTGTTTGCGCTTGGGTGATGCGTTGGGTTTCGCTGAAGATGTTGGGGTCGCTGACTGGGCTGATGTCGTTGTTGTCGGCGAAGTCGGCAACTTCAATCTCTTCACCCGATTGGTTGTCCATCTCCTCCAAATACCAGTAGTTCAAGCGCGACAGAATCTGCAAGCTCTTGGCTTGGCTGCGGTGCATGCGCGCGTGAATGCTGGAGAAGACTTTCGAGCCTTGCTCGATCAATGCTTGGGTGGTGCCCACTGGCGAGTTGGAGTTGGTGTCGGCGATGCGGCCTTCACTTGTCTTGACCACGCCTTTGGCGGCGTCAGTCAACCAGCCCAACAGGTTGTACAGCACGTTCGATGGTTGGTTGAACGGCATTGGCATGGCCAACTTGCGCACGTCGTCCACCCCGGGGCTGCCCTCAATCTCAACCACTTGAGTTGGCTCAATGCGGTCGGTCTGCCCGCCGATGCGCCCGCCCTTGAGTTTGAGCAACGTCTGGCTGTTGTTGATGTGCGCCGAGTCCATCAGCGCGCGCAGGCTGCCGGTCAATGCAGCAGACAGGCCACCGATCAAGTGAGGCATGCCGATGGCATACGCGCCGCGCCATGGAATGAACTTGTATTCCACGATCCAGTCCAGTTTGCGCATGCGGGTGTCGCCCGATTCCCAGTTGCGATACAGCGCCAGAACTTTGCCGGACAGCTCATCGATTGTCAGGATGTACGGTGCGCGCGCACCCTTGGAGACAGGATCGTCTTCCAAACGCAAGTAGCAAGTGACTTCGTACACACGGCGCAGGCCGTCCACGTTTTTGCTTGGCTCTTCGCGGCCCTCGATTTTGTTGTTTGCTTTTTCGGCGCGGGTGACGTGCTCGATGTCCAACTCAGCTTTGAACAGATCGATGTCGCGGTACTCGCCCATCTCGACGCGCTGTTCGTACATATCCTGAGTGATGTCTTGCTGCTCAGTGACGCGCGGCGACGCATAGAAGTTGGTCGAGGAGAATGGCAACAGGATGTTGTCGATTGGAATCCACTCGGGCACAGGGCGGTTCAAGTCGCGGTCAAAGCGCCACTTCAAATACTGGCTGCCGCCCAATGGAAGCTGGGTAAACAGCTGTTCCATCTCGTCGCGGTATTCCTCGATTTGCTCTGACAACTGCCAGTTCAAGAAGTTGGTCTTGCGATCAGCCGACGCCAGCTTGCTGGTGTCCACATCGCCTTTGATTTTGCTCTTGACCAAGCCGTCCGCAGGCAACAACTCTTTGCTGGCGTTGGCCGCAAAGTCCACGCAGGCTTCTGCCATGACAGGGTGGACCACCTTGGACGCGCCTTGGAAGTTTGCGCCGCCCGGGGCGTCGTTGCCCATGCCTGTGCGGCGAATACCCTCTTCGTATTGCTCATCGCGCTTCTTGCGGGACTCACGATCAATCTCGATCAGGTCCAAATACTCGAACGCGAGGTTATCCAAGACGCCATCGTCCAATTCTTCGGCCAAGTTGGCGTAGAAGTCAGGATTTTCGGACGGTTTTTGAGTTTCGGTGAAGTTGACAACGACAGAGCCGTCTTCAAGCTCGATCACCTCTTGCTCAACGTCCTCTGTCTCCAAATCGAGCGCTTCAGCAATCGATTCGATTTCTTCTTGGTTGTCCAAGCCCTCGTTTTCGCCCTCTACGTGCGACAAGGCGGACAAATTACCGCCTGTTTGGATGGGGAGTACGGGTGTTTGACTCATTCTGGGATGATTCCTTTGTATCTGGACGGCAAACCGCCCATGTATGATGGGTTCGATGCCTCTGGAGGCAACAAAACCGGCACATTTTCAGCAAAATTGACTGTTGGCTTGCCCTGTGCGCGCAAAGCCACGTTTTCTGGGTCCACATAGTTGACGTAGCTGTTTTGGCCGCGTGTTTCAGCGGTCATCGCGGGTTCAGCCAGTGGAGAATACATCTGACGGTGCGCCATCCACGCATTTTCTTCGCCGCGCGGCCCAAATTGGTTGGGTGTGGCCGTGCCAAGGTGGCCATAATAGTCGTGGACTGCGCGGAACAGCTCGTTGGCGTTGGCGCCAGTGTCAGGATCGATGTCCGAGAGGTACGGATGGCCACTGCCTTCACGGTCGCCGTACACTTGGAACGGTTTGCCTTGCTCCAATTCTTGGCGCATCAGCTGCGCGGGGCGCAGTCCAGCCTGTTTGGCGCGGTGCAAGTAGTCTTTTTGCTCGTAATCGGCGTTGCCCCACCATTCCGTCTTGTTCGGGATGGTCTTGAACTGTTCTTTTGTCTCTTTGGCGGCCTGCGCATACGACGCTTTCAACAGATCGTCGTAGTGTTGCGCGCCTGTTTGGGCGATCAGGTCGGGATTTGACTCACGGATTGCGTGAAAAACCGCAGCCTTGTACGCGGGGTCGTTCAGCTTGTACGCTTGCGCGCCGGCTTGGTGGGCTTTCCCGATCCACGCTTGGCGTTCGGCGCTGGATGGCGCGCTCATCCCAGCTTCGTGCTGGAATTTGTATGTCGGCAGGTCGGGATTGCGCTTCATGTACTGTTCGGCCAGCTGCGCTTCAGTGTTCTGAGCGACTGGTTTGGTCTTGGCGGCGGCGCGCGCGGCGCGCAACTCAGCCAATTGAGGCAAATTCATGGCCAAATCGATGGCGCCGCCCACGGTGTCACCCTCGCGGATGGAGTGGACCGCGCGGTCGATACCCAATCCGGTTGACGCCGCTGCCGCCACAGGGTTCACCATGCCAGCCACGTCCACCAAACCCATGTTCATGGGCAAGGCGCTCGAAGTTCCACCCACGGCGGTCTGCGCGGCGCGACGTGCAATCGGGCGGCGAACGCCCAAAGCCTCTAGGCCACGTTGGCCATACTCGCCAATGCGCTCACCGAGCGTGGGCTCCCACGCTTTGAGTTCGTCAGCCATTATCGACGACCCCCCATCATGAGGGCTGCTTGCATGTCACGAGTGCTGCGCATCATGCCGCCGGCGGCTTTTTGCGGGATTTCACTGCGGCGTTTGTCTTTGAGTTCGTTGATGTCCCAGTCCTTGGCAAAACTGCCGCGTTGCTCTGGGGTTGTGTCCAACAAATACTCGCGTTGGTGTTGTGGCTTCCAGTCCGATGGGTGCTTGGACACCACTGTCTCGGGCAGACCGCTGGCTCGGGCCAGATCGCGCCAGTCCTCAATCCCTTGGCGGCCCGATGGGCGCTGGCTGATTGGGTTCATGCCTGTGTAGTCATGGCGCAGTGGGTTGATCGACGCATGCACCGCGTTGAGCACGTCCTCATGATCGGGCTCGATGCCGTGCAAGCGGAAGCTCTGGATCGCTTGATCGATCAACTTGTCGTGCTTGCCCAACATGATTTCATCCGACAACCGATCCATCGACGGCGCTTCGAGCGCGCCGGCCTGTGTGGCGAACGGTTCGCTGGCGCTGGTCATTTGGGGGATGTCACCCTCGGTGGTGCGCAACGCGCCCAGACCGCCAGCTTCTTCGGGCAGCTCTGGTGCCATCTCGCCCATTTGCTGGCGCGCGGCCAACTCTTCAGTCGAGGGGGTGTAAGATTTGTTCCAAGTGCGATTGGATGTGCGGCCAGTGTTGGCCATCGACATGAAATCATCTTCGGGGAAAGCGTTGACGTGAGGTGGCGCGTACTCGCGCGCCGCTATGTTGCTTGGCGTCATGCCAAACTGGTCACGCATCTCGTAGCCCTTGGCTGCTTCGGGGGTTGTCACCGCGCCAGTGGTTGGATGCACCGCCGGACTGTACGGACGACCATTGCGGTCAACCAGCTGGTTGGCAAAGGGCTCTTGCGCCGCAGTGCGCGCCGGTGTCTGGACGGGTTTTGGTGTTGGCTTGGCCAACGAGACAATGTGGTCTTCGAGTTGCTTGACTTCTTCAGCACTTGGCGCTTTACCCGTCGCACGGGTATATTGGCGGATTGCTTGTTGAATCCGGTTGCCAAATTGCTTCAAGATGTCTTCGGCCACTTGGCCGCCCGCGCCGTAGTGCGGGAGATGGGCATTTTCGTACATCATCTGCATTGGGGTTTTGATCAGGTTGGGCATTCAAGTCTCGGGTGGGATTGTTGTTCTTTTGGTTGCCACTCCGGCCTCCTGTATTGAACTACCCATAATAGCGCCCAATCACGCCCGCTCTGAATTCTTGCATGAAGTACCCCGCCAGCGGGATCAGTTTGGGCGCGTAGTCTTCCAACAACTCGCGCGGCACCGCGATCAGGGCATTGCTCTCCATGAACGTGCTGACCACATCCACTTCGCGTTTTTCATGGAAGATGAACGGACGCATGTACGAGCGAAACCTGATTCGGCGCATGTGCAGTTTGCGCTCACTCACGTCGTAGCTGACCCAAATGAATGTCAAACTGATACCTTTGTGTATCAGTTGCGGGGTGATATTTAAACCTATGCGTACCGATTGGCCTTCTTTGCGGATGTGTATCATGCTGCGTATGGGTTGTAGACTTTGCGTGATGCAATCTCATCTGAGTGGCGGAAATCCCTGTCGGGCAGGGGGTCGAGTTGGAGCCAGCCCGAGTCGCGCAGGATGCGCAACCCTTGGCTCAGTGCGTCCACGTAGTCATCATGGCCTTTGGCCTCGGGGAACGAGCACACTTGGCGGATGAAGCGTTTGGCCCATGGCGCGATCTCGCCGGGCTGATCTGGGTCTTCGGGAATGAACACCTTGCCTTTGGCAATCAACGGGGCGACAATGTTCATGCGCTGCACCTTGTCCGCTTTGCCCGGGTTGTACGAACGCACGGGCATGCCGCCAGCTTGCAGCTCCTGAATCAACGAGATGCCCGCGCTCTTGTCTTCCAGCAAAATCAGGTCGGCCTTCTTGCCTTTGGCAAAGGTGTTGTCCGCGCCGTACACCACTTCCTTGTAGTCGTCGCGCACTTTGCGGCGCAGGTCAGGATAGGCAAGGTGCTCGTCCCATGCGTCAAGGATCATCGCGCATGTGCCCGCGTCCTCACGCTCGAAGATGCCCAACACCACGCAGGCTGTCGGGTCGTTGTGGGTTTTCTCAGACGCCGCTGGGTCATACGACGCGATCACGTACTCCAACGTGGGCGTTGGTCGGTTGGCTGGCCACAGCCTGAACCACTTGCGCTTGACGATACCCGCGTTCTCGGGGTCCAGAATCTCGCCGTAAATCTCCTGCTTGCCAAGGTCGGTGCCCTCGTACTGTTCCAGCTGTTTGAAGAACGTGGCGGACAGGTTGCTGCGGTTGTCGTATGAGCTGGCGCGCGAGACGTACACGTCGCCGCCCACCTTGCCCTCGTTCAAGTCCGTGATCAGCTCCAAGGGTTTGGGCGTGGTGGTGATGATCGATTGCACCCGCTTGATGCGCGGGTCGCGCAGACGGAGCGTGAACTGGATTTGGTCGTATGCGTCGTCGATGTAGTCGAACGCGCACAACTCGTCCGCCCACATGCCATGCCACTGCGTACCCCGGAAGCGCTCTGGCTCGGAGGCAGGGATGCCCCGGATCATGGAGCCATTCTTCAACGTGAGTTCAAACAGCGACTTATTGTAGTCCTTGATCAGCGACTGAGGTATGATGTTGAGCAAACCCGAGTCACCCTCGAAACAGGTCGCGCGGATGTCGTTCGCCGTTGGCGCCGTCACCAACCAGCGGGTCTTATCGAACTCCGCCGCGCGCAGGCCGATCCAGTTGGACGCCGTGTGGGTCTTGCCCGATCCACGCCCGGCCAACAGCAAGAACGTGTCGTACTCGTTGTCCTCGGGTTCTCGTTGGTGGGGGAGGGCGGTCAGGTGCCAACGCACTTTCCAAAGCGCGAAGTCCAACGCCTCTTTTGGCCATCCTTTGTTTTTGGCCGCAAAGTCGGCTAGAATCTTTTCTTGTGCTGGTGTCATGGGATCAATGTGATAAAGCCCTCGCTCACGAGGATTGCATTTGCTGGGTCTTCAGTCTTCAAGTACACGCACTCGCGCACCGGTGCTTCCTCCACGCGGCGGATGCGGCGGTACTCCAAGTCCAGTGGTTTGTTTGGTGGCAGCTGATCGTCGATGAGTCTCATGAAGCTCCTGAAGCTGACGCGAAAATAAAAGCTGTGTTTGTTGTAGACGATGGAACTCCGCATTCCGAAAGACTCCACAAGATTCTGAATCTGTCGGGCCAAGGTCTGGTCCATCACGGCCAGAGAGAACAGCGTTGTTGTTTTGTTGAAACATTTGGGCTTCTTGCTCAGGATGCCCCTCAGCAACGCCAGCCGTTGCTCAAAGGACGCAAACAAATATTCTTCAGGGATTCGGTTGGGCACAATCGCATACCGCTCCATCAACTCGCGGCTGATTGCGGTCTGCGCCATGCGGCGCCGCTCCCTCGGTTCCATGATCCACTGGCCAAACACATACGGGTCAACTGGCAGCGCGACCTCGCGCGGCCTGATCGGCTGACACACCGGAATGCGGCAGCGGCCAGCTTGCTTGCGCATGATGCTCTCCGCGTCCTTGGGTGTCACCGTGCCTTTACGGGGCCGGGCCCGGCTGGCGCTCCACATCCGCAGCGCGGTGAACTCCGTGTAAGAGTACGCCGGAATCCCCGCGCGCCCATCCACCACCAAGGTCAGCCCATCCTTCATCCACACCTTGAAGCACTTGCGCGGCGTGTACTTCTGAACCAGCGTCACCTTCACCGGATAGCCCGACTGGCCGAACAGCTCGTCGCCAACCTGAATCATCCCCGCCGGCAACCACCCTTTGGTGGTGGGCACCGGGATGCGCGCGTCAAACCCCATGGCGTTTTAAAGCAATGCCTCGGTAGATGTTTGTCAGCTTGCCGTCAATCCGGATTCTGTCGGGAATCATTTGAATTCCTTTGAACGCTTTGAGGAATCTGTGCTTAAACGACATGGGGGAAATTACTGGAACACTATTGCCAATGCACCAAGATTCCCAAAGAACTCTGGCTTCCTCTTTGGTCACATGACCAAAGAGAGACATATCAAAATGAGTAGAGATGAAATCGTCCATCAAGTCGTCGAGGTTCATGCCTTGTCCTCAAAATCGCTGGTGTAAGGGAGCAAGATGGGGATCAACTTGGGATGCGCCTTCAACGCAACTCTCAGCTGATCTTGCGTCACGTCTTTGCGGCGCATCTCCCGATAGGCTTTACGGCAAACCTCACGTGCGGCATTGTTCTCAAGCAGGCTCAGGGTGCCCCGAGGCAACCTATCAGAAATCCGGTCGTACTTGCTCATGCGCAGTTTGCTGTCCGCCTTGCGGACATTTTCAAGTGCGTCAGGCGTTAACCAGATTTCCACATAGGTCCCGTCGGCCTTCAGACGGGCAGTGTACTTGTAAAACAAACGACCGTCTTCGCGCACTTCACCTCGCTTGAATATCTGGCCGGTTGCTGGATTGATTCTCTTCGTCACGCTAAACCTTTATTTCGTGGACTCCTACAACTAATAACGCACATGATCCCGGAAATACGCCCTATTTTCGTGGAGGTTTGCGTATCCCGACAAAAAATGTTCAGGGTAGCCCCGAAATAAGCTGATTTTTTCTTTGTATCCGACACAGTTATTGTAGGGATACAAATGGGGTGCCAGCCCTTATTCCATGCGGTATCCTGACAATAACTGTCGGGGTATTCAAGTTGTCGGGGTATATTTATCTTTTTTTTTTTTTTTTTTTTTTTAAATAAATAAAATAAATATAGAGTTAAAATGCTTGAACATCCGATACTGTTTTCGTCGGGATACCATTGATTTCACCCACTGGAAGAAGGGGGACCCATGGCGCAGATTAACTTTAGTTTTAATTAAAGAAAAGCGTCATAACGTCGGTACTTGTTAACAAATGCCGACATAACATCAAACCGGTTCGCTAACATGGCCGATGTTAGAACAGCCAGACACCGCGATTAACTTTAGTAGTACATTGTCATCCTGACGACATTTTTGTAAAAATTTTGGGGGGTCGGGTTTTGTGGTAAACGGGCGAGTTGACGAACTTGCTTAGGTAGTGGGCCCCCCGGCCACCAGACCCCTGGAATCCTTTCTGGGGTGTATGCCTCAAAAAAGAGGGCCACCCTCGAAGCAATCTGGCACGGAATTTGCTTGCCATGCAAGAATCGTGCCAACTTAGCAACACGCCACATCAGGCACGGATCATGCTAGCAAGCAAGAATCGTGCCAACTTAGCAACACGCCACATCAGGCACGGATCATGCGAGCAAGCAAGAAGCATGCCAGTTTGGCCACGCTGCCACGTTGGCACATTAGTTGCTAGGGCAAGAAGCATGCCTAGCAAGTTGGCACACATGCATTATAGTGCATACGATTGTCGCGGGCGTGAGGACAAACTGACAATTTGGCGCCAACTTACCACAATGCTGCATTATAGTGCATGTTATTTGCTTTGCTATCGAGCAGGCGTGAAAGTACCCCCAATTGACCATAGTGATGTCAGCAACTAAACAAGGTAACAACATGGCAACAAAGTCAACGGAGCATGAAATGAAAACCTACCGAGTCACATTGGTTTACACCACATACGTTCACTATGAGGTGCAAGCAGACAGCGAAGACCAAGCCACGGATATGGCGTGGTCAAAAATAGAGCACAACCCGCCTGACCTGACATATGGCGATTGGGAAACAGTCGATGTGGAGTTCCTACCATGAAATATCAAATCAACATCGGATTGAATGTGCCAAACCACCAGGTTGACATACAAACCCAACTCAATAAAACGCTGGACTTGCTCACTGACGCGTTCAGGGTGCATCGTGTTGGTCTGGCACAATCAAGCACCGAGCCCACACTACTGGCTGAATTCAGCGCTGACCCGCGCCGTGTGTATGAGGCGCTGATACAAATCAGCGACAAGCTAGGTCAGGATTGTGTCGCGGTGTACAACCCACAACGCCAACAAGGCGCATTGTTGGGCAGCAAGGCAGCAGAATGGGGCGCGTTCAATATCGCCAACTTCTTGTCACTGTAACTTTCTTATTACAATGGTCAATCTACCCCCAATTGACCATTGGTGTAAGGCAGTTAACAACCAAAGGACACACCATGTACAAACTATCGAGCCGCAAATTGCTAAACGATCAGTATTTTCACACAAGAGTCGAAGCCGAAACACGGGCGCGACACTTGGGATTGAAACGGTTCAGCATCAAACCAGTTCACTAA